TATCTATCTTAAGTTCTTCTTGAATATCTTTAATCTCCCAATCATCTCTATAGTAAAATAAATCAACAATCTTTTTACTAGTATCATCAAGACGATCATACACATATTCTATAGCATTAACTACTGTTCTCATATGTTCATTTTCAATAAGGATTTTTTCAGTTGAACTACCTGGATTATTTCCTTTGACTTTTATCTTATCCCACTTTGTTGCTTCACCAAGTCCTGGTAATTCAAGTGATATTAGATAATATGGATAATTTCTAAGTTCTCCCTCTGTTTTATGTTTTAATTTATTGTACTGCTCTTTATCTATCTTCACATCAAGTCCCCCTCTATTAACTCCATCTAACCTTGCCTTTATATTCATACGAGCTATCCCAATTAATTTCTTGTCCACATTCACACTTTTTTTCATTATCACATAAGAACTTTTTACAGCCTGGACAAAAATATGCAATACCTAATTCTGAATCAAATTTCCATAAGATATTTTTTACTATCTTCTTAGCTACCATGGTTGCTCCTTATACCTAAAAGTTTTTCTATTTCACTTTCATATTTTCTATATTGTTTAAATAATATATCTTTTCTTTTTAGCTGCTCTAATGCCTTTTTAGTTGACATATCAGTAAAACCTTTTATATCTATCATTTCTTTAAATGCTTTATCACTTTTCTTTTGTAAATGATCTATCTTTATTGCTCTTGCATGAGCTAATATATTGTCTAGAGTATATCCTGGCATCATAGTCTTTTGAATTGCTTCGATAATTTCATCCTTTGAATATTTGCTTAGTTCTTTTTTTATAT